ATGACGAACGCGACAACGTTCCCGGTATCCCCGCCACACCCTTGGGCATCATCGCTAAGGTCTCAGCCCCACACTGCGATGCCTGCTGTGCATCCCTTCCACGACCCGCTCAGCGAGCATCGCCTGGCCATGCTGGAACGCAAGGAGCCGACCCGGCGACTGGTGCGTGACGTGATCGCCATTCGCCGTGCGCGCAAACTCAGCCAGGCGGCACTGGCCAAGGAGTTGGGGGTCAGCAAGCGCACCTGGCAAGAGTGGGAACAGGGCCGTCGCCTACCCTCGGGCGTGGGCCAGGCCCTGCTGGATCGCTGGGCCCGCGAACAGCCAGAATGGCCGGGGGATTCGCGCTATTAACGGCGCTAAGTGATTGATTATTAATTTTTGGGAATTTATCTCTGATACAAAAGTGACAATAACTTTTTAGCAATTCTGATAAAAACTTTTTGCGAATTTGATAAACTCTTTGGCTCCCGATGATTTCCCCATAACGATGCTGCCGAGCCACTTCCATGACCTTGCCCCCCGACGACACTGCCTCTGCCGAATGCGCTTCCACGCCCAACCGTTCGATGGCGATTGCCTGCAGGTTTAATCGACGTGAAGACACGGGGAAGAAAGAATGGATATTTTCCTCCCATGATCCCGTAAAGCAGTTGCCTGACATCGACAAGGCCATCCTGGCGATCCCGCAGCGGCCTTTGCAGAACCGATTGTTGGAAGATGACTTTGTGGCAATGCCACTTACACCGGCACAGCTGAAACATCACCGACGTTGGCGAGTGAAGGAACGCAGCCGGTTCCACCAATATCGCCTTCACCTGGAAATCCTGATGCAGCTGAATGATGGTCGACATCATCTCAGCTTGCCTGCTCGGGCGTTTCTCAAGCATCTTGCCTGGTGCTGCCAGGAACCTTACGAACGACGCAACCTGGCCCTACCCGAGCACCTGGCACGTCAGATCAGCCAACAGTTTCAAGCATCGCTCGAATCGTTGACCCAGGAACTCACTTCCCCGGCCTTCAAGCGTCGCGTCAAGGAGTCGGAGACCCTGGCCAAGTCACGCGCTTCATCGCTGCGAACGTGGATGCGCTTGGCCTTTCGCCAAGCGCCGTACTTGCTCTGGGTACCGATACAGCTGGGTTATCGAAACCCTCGCTACGCTGATCTGGCCCAAACCTTGAAAGATCGCCAGACGTTCCTCAAGAATCGCCGGGGTAATCCACTGTTTAATTATTTGGTGGGCTACGTGGGAAAGCTCCATTACTTTCCGGGGAAGGGACTGGTGCATGACATGATCTTTCTTTATGACGCCCGATACGTTCAGGAAGGAGCTTCCTTGCCGCAGGCATTTGCTCAACGTTGGCAGGATACCACGCACTACCATGGGACAACCTGGACGGAAGGCGAACTGCTTCATCCCGAGGCACCCAGGATCAACGGTATGTGGTCCCTGGAGACCGAGGAAGACCATCAACGCCTGAAACATTTGATTCGTTATCTAAGCCATTACGATACTTACCTGCACTACGACATGCCCCCGCACACACGAACTCTGGTGATGTCGCAACGTCCGGGCAAGAAGCGCACCACCAAAAAGAAGCCAGCAAGCGGACTGTTAGCGAAAAGGACACGCGAGATGTCATCCTGACGGAGAAGGCTCCCTAGACACAGATCGCAACTGACGGAGGCTCCACGGGATCGCTGGCACTGGTTACAAGGATGTTTTATCCTGTCGCGCATTGTTTCCCCTATCGTCAGGCCACCCAATGACCGACCCGATCACCCAACACGAACAGCTCAAGCGTCAACAGCAACGCATCCAGGAACAGCTGGAACAGCTCGAAAAGGATGAGGCCTACCAGAAGGCAGTGGCGTTCAAGAAAGACATCGAGGATGTCCTCGAGATGCACGGCAAGACCACCGACGAACTGCTACGAATCTTCGGCAAGGTAGCCAAACAAAGCCCCGGCAAGGCATCCTCGGGTAAGGGAAAGGGCACGTCACTGCCGTTGAAGCGCTACACCAACCCGCACACCGGGACAGTCGTGGAAGCCAGGAGCCTCAGAAAGCCCGAGCTACAGGCATGGAAAGAAGAATACGGTGAAGAGACAGTGAAAAGCTGGGCGGAGAACATCGACGAGACCAAGACACCGTAACGCGCTTGCGTGGCACGTAAGCAGGCAATAGCGCCCTGACTGGGCGATTTCATTACCCCCCTAACACAAAGGACGTTTCATGCGGCTTTCGCCCGACCTTCACGCCGATCTGAGCCTAATGCCCATCGACAACGCCGTACTAGCATCACAGCAGCGCATCATGTCACGCACTTGCGCAGGACGAACGTGGGTCTGATAGCTGACGGGGGCAGAAGAAATTTTCATAGCCGCTAAAATGCCTAAAAGATTAGTAGTTTAACGCAAAATGGATGGCCTCCGCCTACGGCTTTATTCCATAAAGTTAGTAGGTAGGTAGGTAGCTAGGTCACGGCATAGAAAGCCGCAAAAAGCGGCTTAGACAGTGATTCAGGGTGTTATGTGATAAGCACACTACGCGCAGTATTGTAAAAGCAGGCTTTAGCGCTCAGCACTACCGACCGGCAGCAGCTGTTGAGCTAATTCGTTTACTGTCTGTAAAGCTTCATTCCAGGTCGCGGGCTTATCGTGATAAACCAGCGGGCCGATAAAGCGCTCGTATCGATCCTGATGGATAGGATGGGTCTGTAAGCAACCCAGGCCATATAGCAGTTCATCCGCTGGGCTAGTGACGAATTGCGCATGTTGGTTGCCAAACTGAGCTACGTCCGTCTGTATTACTGCCTGTACTAGCGTGCGTAATGCGGCCATGTCATATCCACCGGATGTCGCCATGTGAAGATCGTAGACGTGCCTCACCAACGTTTCGTCGTCTTTTCGGGAAGGATCACGATTCACGTGAGCTGTGCGACGCAGTAATGCCACCAGCTTCTCGCTGATCGTGGCAGGCAGGCTAACCACCGGAAAGGAAGCTACCTCTGGGGGTAAATTAAGAGCCTCGGCATACAAGGAGCTGACAGAGCAAACCACGGCGGGCTCATAAAGTTCTGATGCTGTGACATCTAGCTTCAAGTCAGGTCGAAGCGCAGAAATGCCGCCTTGGGTTCGGGGATAGCGAACGGTAAACTCCGCATACCGGTACTCGTTACGCTTGACGGTACCACCATCGGGATCAATCTCTAGAATCTGAGAACGGCTGATGATTGTTTCTATTTCGGTCAGCGCCGCCTTTCGTGCTGCCTTAAGCGCCGTTCGAGACATGCCCGTTGCTATCCCATCGCGTGGAACAAGCTTGATATCGATATCCTCGGACATACGGAAAAGCTTGTGGTGGGCTTTTGCTAGGCTGGTACCCCCTGCGAATACCAGCTCAAACGTTTCCGAATGCAGCGCTGAAAGCAGACTCAATAACTGGACGGCATAAACATCTTTTTCCACGATAGCAGGGCTATCAATGCCCAGCGCATCCGCCACATCGGGAAACAACCCCGGATCGATGTTCATGCAGAAGCACGCTCAATACCCAAGCGATATTTGCCGTAGGCAATCTGGCGATGAAACGGGCCTTTCACTTTGACCATCACTCGCGCCGGAATTTGTGTGCGGCCCGCCTGATAAGCCTTTTCTGCACTGGCTGGCTCCCACTGCACCCCTAGGCGATTCAATGCCTCTTTGGCGGCTTGATCAAAGCCACCGGGCGCCGCAATCATTGGTTTACCCGTGATACGGTTTGGGCGCGCTTTAGCGTATAGCCCCTTGCCAATACGTACTAATCTTCCCTGCGCTTCTAATTGCCGAAGCACACGCCCAACTTGGTCATAACCACCCAGTGCAGCGAAATCATCACGTAGAAATACCATTCGCCGACTTTTGCGAATTTTGTCACGAATGCGTGACTCAAGCGTTTGAGTGGTCATGTAACGCCTCCAGTAGCAGGACAATGACGATAGTTACTCTATACCTTCAGACTGAAAAACTCAAAAACACGACATCATTAAAAAACAAAATTTATTTTTATTTTTGTTAATCATAAGCTTACTATATAAATTATAAAACATAACCGCCGCAAATCTCTCAACGTCTTGCCTCTATTCTGAGCCGCCCAAAAGCAATCTCAGCATGTAAGAAGCGAAATATCGTTTTCCTTATCACACCACCACCGTATGGGCGAAGCGTCGCAACCATAGAAAACCAACACCCGCTGGCACCAAGAGACCCTCCATTCAGCAGTTCTTCCCTAAACTGGTGTGCTTTCCCTTGAATCTCATCGAAAGCTCTCAATTGCTATGCACAAAGTGGTTATTGAGCGCCGTTTCCTTGAACACCTTTATTTCTGGCTGCTTCGGCCACTAACTCACCACTACTTACCAGCTTGGCTACTTACTAACATCAAGAAAATACCGAGGGTTCTATTGGTTGTCATAGAGGCCAGGCGATCGAACGTATGCTGTAAGGTTAACAACATCAAATCATGTCACGCACTTGCGCAGGAAGAATATGGGACTAATAACTGGCGGGGAGAAATAAAATTTTCGTAGATTACAGGTTGCCTTATTCCTTGGCTTTCTGCTCTGTAGTCATCCAGCGGAAGCAGACCTTCTGTTATCAGCTCTAGGGGCTTGACCGTAAATCTGACTATTGGCATGGACGAAGGAGCGAAAAATCAATACATTTGCGTATTGAGAAAGTCACCACACAGATAGGCAGCTCTGTATGAGTACAGCAACAACGATCGGAGAGAGGCTACGCCAGCTCATGGAAGAGCAGGGAATTGGTGAAAATGAGTTGGCTCGGCGCTCCAAGGTGCCACAGCCAACCATACATCGCATACTCAAGGGTGTGAGCAATTCTCCAAGAATCAATAATTTAGAGAAGTTAGCAGCCTCGCTAGGGACTACTGCTAGCTTTCTTGCCCATGGCGACGGAAGCCAAGGTCCCGTCGGGTTGCCGAACAGTGGAATACCAGGGATTGTGATAGGAGCAGCAGCAGCATCTGCTTCAGCCGTATCTGCACGGAACGATAGAGCGACCCCTCCCCCGCGTCTTTGGTTGTACCCAATCCTCACTTGGTCCGACGCTATGAAAGCTAGTCGGCTGGAAGCGCTTGCAACCAGTGAAGAAAATCGATTTGAATCAAGTGAATATTTAAAGAACGGAGTGGCTTTCTGGCTCAAGATGTGTGGTGATGCCATGGCTGCGCCTATCGGGGTCTCTCCTAGCCTACCTGAGGGGACGCTTGTGCTATTAGACACAGGTCTACAGGCGGTGCCTGGAAAGCTGGTCCTTGTCGAACTCCCTGACAGCCCGACGCCAACGCTCCGCATGTTGATAGAAGAGAGTGGTCGGCGCTACTTGAAACCACTTAACCCAGCCTACCCACTGATTTCATTAGACAATAACTGCCACATATTGGCGGTAGCTATCGAAGCTAGGATCAAGTTGTAACTTCCCTCACGCATACTTCAGGTCCTCCACAAGCTAGGCTCGCCTTCTTTAATGCGAAAACGAATTGACTATCTAATGCGTTTTAGTATTATAGCCTCATGACCAGCTCCATGAGGCAACAGAGGTTTCCCATGTCAAACAAATTGCTAAAACCAGAAGACGTTGCAGAAAAACTAGGCATGAGCCTCAGCTGGGTCTACAGCAAAAAACACAATATCGGGTTCATCCAGTTTGGCAAAGCCGTTCGCTTTGAGCATGAGGCCGTTGAGGAGTACGCTAGAGGATGCAGGCGCGATCCTCAGTTAAAAGGGGATCGAAAATGGGATACACCGCTTCAAAAAGAAAGGACCGTGAAACGTGGATTGTCCGCGCAAGGGTCAACGGCCAGCGCACTCAAAGAACTTTTCGCACAGAAGAAGAAGCAAGGCAGTACGCACTAAAGGCAGAAGCCCAGCGCCAAGAAGATGAGTTCAATGGTGTTATGGGCCGTAAGCCCAAATACACCTTCTCAGAGGGACTGGAGCAGATGGTCAGCGAATACGACGTCGCCTCCCAGAAGCAGCACATACTACTGGTGGCAAGATGGATGGATGAACATGCCCCAGGCATCATCATTGGCCAGGAACTTCTCAACGCAGCCCGGAAAATGCAGAAGGCTCTTAAAGAGAAGGGGTTGGCGCAGTCAACCATTAACAACCGCATTCAAGTCGTTAAGCGCGTTCTCTCGCTATCCTATCGAGAATGGGATTGGATCGACTTGCCGCTCGACGGAAAATTAAGCAAGCCCTCGCCTAAAAATGAACGCCATGTTTATCTCTCCGAATTGGAGCTTGCTGAACTACTTGACGCAGTACCCGAGCGGTATCAGATCGAACGGAAGGTGATTTTGTTAGCCATGCTAACAGGGATGAGGCGCGGTGAGCTGATGGCACTGGAGCCTAGAAATGTCTACAACGGCCGAATCGTGCTCAAACCACACCAGACGAAAAACGGTAAACCCAGGGTCATTCCGCTGTCAGAAGAAGCAATACCGCTGCTTGAAAACTTACCATTTGCTACAACGGGCGATAGAGTCAGGGGAGCATTTGAAAGAGCTCGAAAAGCCATTGGGCGTCCAGACATCCGTTTTCACGATATGCGCCACTGCTACGCTTCATTACTAGCCAGTAAGGGGGAATCACTAACGAGTATCAGGGATTTGCTAGGGCATTCATCGGTGACAGTGACCAACCGGTATGCTCACGCTGATCCAACAAGATTTGACAGTGTGGTGGCCAGATTGCCGCGCATCGGCAACCAAATGGCAACCAAGCACTGACAAAAAGAAGCTCTAATCTCTGTAACCAATTGATTTTATTGGTGGGCCCAGTAGGACTTGAACCTACGACCAAGGGATTATGAGCCGTGTGAATAGCGTGCCAATAATCGCCTTTGGTCGTTTTTTCAACCAGTTACTAAATCTTCCTCTGCCTCTACTTGCCTCTACTCTTCATCAGTGTTGACACATTGTGGGCATTAACATATTTCATTCAATAAATTCGGAATATTTTAATCTTCATTTTCAAGTCTAGATATCTCCATCATTGTTTTAAGGATTTCGTTATGTATATCAACTTCATCATTTTTTGCAAATTTTATAAAGTCTTGTAGATTTTCAAGCATCTGACTATCTGTTCCTTCAAAGCCATATATATTATATTTATGCTTCAACTCTTCAATTTCTTTATGACTTTCACTGACTCTATGCTGAGTCCACATTAGCTTATTTTGTAAACCGTGTAGCTTTTCTTTTAAAATTGACAAGCTTTTATTTTCATTTAGCTCATCCTTATTTATTAGCCTTCCATCTCTGAAAAAAAGCCTAGAATTCTCAATCTTACTGTTTTTGCCTTTTGCACTCACTTTTACTTTGTAATTATTACTATTTTTAGAGAGCATCTTGTTAACTTCGTTCATTTCCTCCACTGCTGCCTTGTCGCTAGAACCGCCTATTTCTTTAGAAGAAATACTTAGAAAATTAGGCCCCGTATACATATAAAACTTATGACCGGTTACACTTTCAAACTCTTTTATCAACTCTACTCTTGGCCCTAAATTTTTACCTTTACTTTTATTCCACCAGTCTTCTTTATCATCTCCCGTAACTAGCACAATATTTTTATTATCGGATATGCTTTTTTGAATAATTTCATTCCATATTATCAAATCACCATAAACACGCTTTTTATCTTCAACAGTGACATCATCTTGCTCTATATCTCCTTTGAATTTTTTAATGTCTTCATATCCTGGAGGAATTTTATTTTTATACCTTGTGGCTCCATCCTTAAAAACCCTTTCAAGTTCTTCATCACTTAAACCTTCTCCAACCCTCCCATCAAATATATCTACTATCTCTTTTCTAATCTCATCATCACTGACTCTAGACAAATATTTTTTACCATTAGCACTTAACTCCTCTTTCATTTTATCGGCAGCATTAAAAAAATCTTTTGAGGACTTTTCATTTATAAATGGATGCTGTCTTCTTTTTTCAAATACACTTTTTAAATTCGACAAAAATTCATTAATCTGATTACTAGTTTCAGTATAGTAGGTTTCTTCACTTGCTATTACAGAAGCTCTATTCCTTAAGTATTCCTCACTTGCTTGGCGGGGTATCCACACTCTGTCTTTGAAATACCTCAAAGATTTCAACAAGCTTTCTTTTGTAGGGTCTGAGTACCTATATAAATCAATAATAACGTTGGCATCAAAAACAAATATGCAATCTTTCCATATTTTCTCGACTTCTTTTTTATCTTTAAAATATTCTGGAAAAAGATCTTTCATATTCATTTACGCTTCCCTTTTAACAATTTTCTTATTTTTGCTTGAATTACAATAAAAACAACAGAAAAGATGCTCATAATCAATGCAAACTTAATTATTTCTTGAAAAGCTTCTCTTGCTTCATTTGACATGATCCCAGCCCCTTTATCCACAATGCCTTCCCCCCTGGAACCATTTATCAACAACCCTTTTTGCTAGTTGGTATCCGTTCCCGTTTTCTTGAGGTCAGCACGAGCTTTTTCTATTTGTGGGCTGATTTGACCTGCTTCTTCGATCACCTGCTCATGCATTAACCACATCGTGTACTGAGGAAACGCATCAACAATTTTCTTCATTACTTTGAATGAAGGCTCATTCCTTCCGTTTTCTACATTTATCAGCGTTTGCTTTGGAACCCCTGTCATATCGCAAAACGCTTGTCTTCCTAATCCCTGGACTTCGCGTACTTCACGAATTTTTTCCCCAATGGGGGTTGACGTATTGTCCATATGGGCTATATTCCATTTGAGACATGGTGTTCCATATGAGATACACCAAATTTTCAAAAAGTCGAACTCTAATTCAAAGACTATCACAGCCCATTACAGTGCAGGTAATGACACATGGAAACGAGTAACGCGCCCCAGGTTCCGGCCACAGTGCCAACGATGACCATCGAACGCTTCTCGCAGCTCTCTGGCCTAGATGAAGGTGTCCTTCAAGGCCACATCCGCCGCGGCTACCTCCCCACCATCAAGGTTGGTCGTTACCGCATGATTAACGTGGCCCTCCTCAACGCCCAATGTCTCAACGCGGAGGAATGGTCATGATCGCTATAGCCGCCCAAGCTCCCGTTGTGGCCTTAGATGCCCCTAACGCACTCCTAGACACCGATACCTTCACTATCAACGTTCAAGAGCTCTTGATGGACGACCAGCGCGCTCCTGGCATGGTGTTGCTTCACCAGCACATTGCCAAAGATTTTGAAGATGGCGGTTTCAGCTTCATCAACGTCCCAGCGACGCACATGCTCGCCCTCGACCTGGACGACGCCACCATCACACGTATGGTCGCCATTGACGATTGCCTTCGTTACAGCATCGTTTTCAAGCACTACCAGCACGCTCTCGACTACCTCGCCAAGCACTACGGCCTCGCCCAGGCCATCGACCGCGCCTCTACATCTACCGACGCCTCCCCTTGCTCATCGGTGATTGTTGTACCGGCGCATCTATCCACACCCCCACGGCTAACGCGCCTACCGTTATCCACAACGGCCTTTAGCCCTTTTGGAGTTATCCACATGAGTAAAAAACAGCCGATCCGCGTCTTTCTCGATCCGGAAACCCACAGCCGCCACTTGATCCAGGCGGGCACCAACGGCCTGACCTCCTCGGCCTTATCAGAACGGCTGATTGAGTACGGCCTTGCCCAACTGGAGAGCGGCGACAAAGCACCGCTGGAAGCCCTTTCCCGTGCCGCCTCCCCCGCTCCCAGTGCCAACGAGGCTTGATCTATGTCCCCCTGCCCGTCATCCGTCGCCCTTCGGTCGCACGGCGTCCTTAGCCAGCAGCGGACAGACTGTCAACCCCTGTTTGTGGGGTTTAAACAGGGGTTGACCGGCTGGCCGATGTTGGCTGCCGTGCAGAAAGACCGAAGGGCAAACGGAGGGCGGGAAGGGGGATCCCCCTGCCTCGATTCCCGAGCTCTGAGGGAGCGGGGCCAGCGGTGCCTCCACGGCCGGGACTATGCACGCGCCGCCACCTACTACGCCCAGGCGGAATACCTGGCGCTGGTACAAAACGGCGTTACACCTGAAACCACTGAGCTATCCATTCTCGCGGACTACTGCCTAACCCAAGCCGCCAGAACCTAACGCTAACGAAAAGGAACCACCACCATGATCAACACTATTCAAGCCCACGTTATCGGTGCCTCTCGCTACAAAATGGATAACGGCGTCCAGGGCGCCAAAATTTCCATCATGCAAGCAGCCTCTGCTGAGAACGAAAACGCTATCGGCAATCAGGTCAGCGTCATGACAGCGCCCTATGACATTTTCGACCAGCTCCACGCCGCTGCCCCGCACATGCCCTGTGCCATGGAGCTGGAAATCGAACTCCGCACCTCCTCCGCGGCTGCCGGTGGCAAAACCGTGCTTCACGTCATCGCCGCCCGCAAACCCAACGCCACCGGTAGCCAGCAGCAAGCTACCGCCAGCGACAAAAAATAGGATTCTGAGCCATGGACACAACAGAAATTAGCGGTCTGTGGCTCCTGGTTTATTGCGTCGGTCTCGTACTTGCGTTCGGGATCGGCGCGATAAATGGGGGCCAACGATGAACGATATCAGCATCACGTTTGTGGTTGGCTCCCTTTTCGCGTCCTACGCCCTCGGTTGGGTGTTTGGACATTCAATCTTGATCTACAAACGTTTTATGGAGTCTGTCTCATGACCCTTAACAACATCGTACACCACGTAAAACACGCCGCTACCACTACACGCGGCAAAGTCGCTGGCGGTGCTGCTCTACTCATGGGCTCGGCAGTTGCTCACGCACAAACGGCACCCACCGGCGCAGAAGCGGCGTTCAATGAACTTCAATCACAAGCCTCTGACATGGCGGGTTACGCATGGCCGGTCGTGGTAGGGGTGGTCGGTTCACTGCTCGCTATTGGCCTGTTTAAGAAATTTGCCAACAAGGCCACTTAATACCGCTTTAACAGGGATCAACCAAGGGGCGGAAACGCCCCTTTTTATATAGCGAGGGGAACATGATTAAAAAAGCCGTTTTACCCGTCTTATTAACGCCTTTTTTAATGGTGTTTTCTATTAATGCTATTGCCAATTACATGTCTTTTAGAAGCATGAACAATACTTTTCACAACTCCCCTTCTGCTGCTTGCACTTCTGTTTTTTCTGGTCGTTCTCCATCCTTAAAATATATATCTGATAGTTTTGCATGCTCTGTTGAAGCTTTTAAGAACTCTGGTGGTGGTTCTAGACACATTTATTCTGTTCAAGCTACTCCAGTTACTTGCCCATCTAATAATCCTAAAGTTTGTGTTACCCAGGAGGCGTTTGATTACATTAGTCAAAACCCAAGATCTATACCTAAAATGACTGATGAAGAGTGCCAATCTGAAAATGGTGATACTTTCACCACCAGCAATCATGATACTTATAATTATTTACAAGCAGGTGGTTCTGTAAAATCGCATAACGGTGCTTGTACTGTTTCAAGCCCTGGCGGTGTTTCTGGCTGTACTGGATCTGGTGAAAGTCTAAGTTGCATTATTGATATTGAGTCTTCATCAACTAATGAATACGGTATGTATGGTGAACATATTACTGGAGGCTTGGATTCATCTTCTGATGGTACCTTTTCTGTCATCGATTTTAATACCCCTGACTATCTAGAGCCTCTCCCTGGCAACTGCTCTGATCCGTCTAGCTGCGTCACCATTGGCGATACCTCTTATTTAGTCGATTGGGACTCTGCTCCCGACTATTTCTCCTATGTCGATTCCAATGGAACCACTTACTCCAAGCCGTCTAGTGGTGGTGGCTCCGGCGGTGACAATGGTGGTGGCGATCCTACCGACCCCACTGACCCAGGCGGCGATAACGGTGGCGGTGGCTCCGATGGCGGGTCAACCGTGCCAGATTTCGAGTTTGATGAATCCGGCATCATTGAGGCTATCGGAACCGCTGGCCGTTCCAACCGTAACGCGATCAATGCGCTCTCCAACGATGTAACCGGCGCAATTAGTGACCAGACCAACAGCTTAAATAACGCTACCACTACCCAGACCAATGCGCTCAACAGCACGTTAAACAATCAAACCCATAGCCTGACAAGCTCACTTGACGATCAGACCAACGACCTCACCACGGCCATTGATGACCAGACCGGTTCTTTAAGCGGCTCCCTGGATGCCCTCGGCACGTCCATTGTCGATGCGATTAACAGCCTTGGTGCTGACGAGGGGGAAGGTGATGGTGAAGGTGACCAAGAAGGCTTCTTTGAAGGCTTGGTTGACAGTCTCGCGGATCGCTTTGATAACAAGATCGACGGGGCACTTAACCCAAACGGCATGCCAGGTGATTCTGAAACCGCTGGCATGATCGACGGTGAAGGCGTTGCCGATGATGTAATGGAATCCCTTGAGCAAGGGGCCGATCAATCAAACACCGCCATTTACGACGAATTTGAAGGCATTTTTGAGGGCGGTGGCATTATTGATGGGGCGCTTGAACCCCTACGCGACTTCGTTACCTCCTTTCTTCCCAGCCTACCTACCGGCGGTTGTACCCCGCTCACCTTCGGCGCGGGTGAACGCTCATTCACTATTGATTGTGAAGGCTTCAATTTGTTGAAGGCAGCGCTTTCATGGGTGCTGTTCTTCTTTACCGCCTATCAGCTTATTTCCATCCCGATGGATGCTCGTAAGAGTCAATAGGAGTTCTCACCATGGCCGCATTACTTCGCCTTCTCTTAAGTCGCTTCGGGATCTTGCTTACCGAGTTATTGACCCACTTCGGCGGCTTATTTGTCCGTGCTTACTTGTGGCTTAAAGTTGCCAAGCTAGGCATTTTCACTATAAAGCTCGGCATCTTTTTTGGCATTTTAACCGCCATGATCAACGGCATTAAATTGCTGGGTAATTCCCTCATTGTGTCCATGCCCCCCATGCTGGCCGATGGTATCACCCGTGTCATGCCCGATAACTTTTATGCCTGTGTCACGACCATTCTGTTGGCCAAGTTCATTGTTTATACCTTCCACATTAAAGATCGCGTCTTACACATGGGGAGCGATGTGTAATGGCCGTTTACGTCGTCACCGGCAAGCTAGGCGCCGGTAAAACCCTCGTCGCCGTAGGGAAGATCAAGGACAAGCTAAACCAGGGGTGCAAGGTCGCCACCAATCTGGATCTGAACCTGGATAAGCTGATTGGCGAAAAAGCCAAACAGACCCGCTGCTACCGCATCCCTGATAAACCCGTCCTTGCCGACCTGGAGTCCATCGGCACCGGTACCGACGATTACGACGAAAGCAAAAATGGCCTGTTGGTGCTGGATGAATGCGGCACCTGGTTTAACGCCCGCTCCTGGAACGATAAAAGCCGTCAGGACGTGATCAACTGGTTTTTGCACGCTAGAAAACTGGGCTGGGACATTATTTTCCTGATCCAAGACTTGTCGATCATGGACAAGCAGGCCCGCGTCGCCCTCGCTGAACACGTCGTTTACTGCCGTCGCCTGGATCGTGTCTCCGTGCCCTTTGTCGGCGCGATTTACTCCCTCTTTGTCGGTTCCAAGATGCCCTTGCCAAAAGTGCATCTAGGCATCGTCAAATACGGTGATTCCCCCACCTCCATGGTGGTTGAACGCTGGACGTACACCGGCCGCGCCCTCTACCCCGCTTACGACACCAAGCAAGCCTTCTCTGACCACTACCCCCATGGCACTTACTCCGTGCTGCCGCCCTGGTTCACCCACGGCAGGCTTCGTGTGCCTCATGACGCGAGGTTCTACATGAAAATGACCCGTATCTACTGGAAACGCTTTAACCGCCCGTTGCTCTCTCTGGCCTCCTTTGTGCTGGGCTGCTTTATCACCCTGTCGGTACTCGTCGCCGACCGCGTGAATGCTCGATCACAAGACGACACGCCCCCCGCGGCACCGCAAGAACTGCCCGACTTTAGCACCACCCGCATCGCCAGCTTTAGCCAGTTTGGCGACCGCACCACTTACCGCCTCATTGATAGCGACCGCCAGTCCCTCACTACCGACGATCTCGCCCGCCAAGGCTTTGGCATCGTCCCTGTGAGCGCCTGTCTAGTTCGCGTAGAAAATGGAGTCACCCATGCTGAAATTCGCTGTTAAAACCGCCGCGTCGTTCGCCCTGGCTACCGTCATCGCCACCAGCGCCCACGCCACCCCGATCCAGATGCAAGACACCGATATCCGCGACTTCGTGCGCTGGTACGTTGAGCAAACCGGTACCCCGTTGGCGATTCACCCCACGGCCACCGGCACGCTCACGGTGTACGCCCCCGATGTGCCTGATCACCAGTTGGATGAGTTCTTTCAAGGCGTGTTGAGTTCCCACGGCTACACCATCCTGCCTGGCAACCCGCCGACTGTTGCCCCGGCCAGCCAATCAACCACTCCAAAAACACCAGGCGTTTTTGCTCAACCAGCCGAACCACTCGATCCCGCCGCCGCGATCGCCAACGCGCCCACGCTCACCCCGCCGCCTGTACCGCAGGCCACACACCTGTTCTCGTTTAACAACGTGCGTGCGGACGATATCGCCCCGCTGGTCACCACCTTTCTGACCCAGAACGCCCAAGACGGCACTACCCTGTCCCGTGTGCAGGTACTCCATGCCTCCAATGCCATTTTGGCCAAGGGCCCAGAAAAGCAGCTTTCACAGCTGCAGGAGCTACTCCCCCAAGTGGACGTCGCCCACCCTCAACTCCTTATCCAGGCGGTGATCTTTGAAACCACCGACGGGGATACCTTCGATCTAGGCGTCTCGCTGGGCAGGTCAACCGGTAGCGGTGTCGCCGGTGGCTTCAACACCGCCAACCTCGGCACCTCGTTAGCCTCCTCCGGCGGCACCTTCGGGATCTTCGACGGGGATGTACTCGCGTTTGCCATCAACGCCTTACAGCGCGACTCAAGCTCCAACGTGTTATCCACACCGCAAATTCTCACCCTCTCCGGCAAACGGGGCACGATCTCCATTGGCCAGAATGTGCCCTTTGTCACCGGTCGCGTCACCGGCGAATCAGCAGACGTTAACAGCCCCTTCCAGACTATCGAACGCCGTGATGTGGGCATCCGTTTAAACGTGCTGCCGGTGGTCACCGCGTCCGGCTTAGTCATCATGGATATCACCACCTCCGCCGACTCGCTCACGGGTTCACTGATCGCCTCCGACATCATCACCAACCAGCGCCAAATCAACACCACCGTACAGATCCGCTCCGGCCAAACCCTTCTGTTAGGCGGCCTATCGTCCCAGGATGACCGTACCCAGGTCTCCGGCGTTCCTGGCCTCTCCAGCATCCCCGTTGCCGGTCGCTTATTCCAAAACGAATCCACCTCCAACCAGCGCACCAACCTGCATGTCTTGCTCCAAGCGACGGTATTACCCCGTTATGACGCCAAGCGCGTGAATACCCAAGCACCTGCTGCCGCCAGCCCGTTACTACCTGCGCAGCACGGGGTGACGGGCTGGCGGCAGCAGGTCGAGACCCTCCCTGTAACACGTCTCGCAGAATAACGGTGAAACAGTCGAAAACCTGCCATTACCTGACAGTAAGGAACATTTGAAAAATGAAACGTTGGGAACGCTATTCACAAGACTCATTGATCAAGGGTGAACAGGATGCACGGGGCTCCTTGTTCATTTCCCAGAAGGGCCAAAAAGAGCTAGGGGATATCAAACTGCTGAATGCTGGCGTGGACACCGTTCGTCAGCTCTATCAAGGCAAACCCTGCTTATACCAGTTTGATCAAATTATAAGGGTCTACAACGAAGGCCACGGTGCCACCATGGAACTGTTCGACGTCACATGGTCGGTAGGGGCCGGCGCAGCCGGTTCAGGCTTCCGCTATCGTCTCCAAAATAACGAGCTAGGCATCATAGTGTTCTTCCAGGCACGGCATACCAAGGTAGAGAACATCGGTACCCACCTAAAAATAGAACTCTCCCCCCACTTCATCCAGGAGCGCAGCCCCCAAGAGTGCCAAGACTTCATGTACAACATCGCAGCGCATATGCTCGCCTACGTGGAACCGGTCGGCTGTGCCATCCACCTCGCGCTAGACGTACAAGGCTGGGAGCCTCCCAAAGACTTCATGCAGCGCTTTGTGACCCGTTCTAAAAAGATAATGCGCATCGATGGCATTGAAGAGCTGGAGTTTGCCCACAACACCATTGCCACCACCTATGGCCGTGGTGAAACCTATATGTTTGGTACCGCTGGAGCGCTCCAATGCTCGATTTACAACAAGACGCTGGAAGCCAAACACCGCGACAAAATGCACTTCTGGGAAGGCATCTGGAAACACGCCGTAAATGATGATCTCAGCGCCGCCTACGATCCTGAAAAAACCGTCTGGCGTATCGAGCTGCGTTTCCATCAATCGGTGCTTCGTGAGTTCGCGATGGGCATACCCTGCAACGTCGATACCGGCGAAGTGCTGGACGCCTCCCACGGCTTCAACCGCTTCATTGACGTAGTACCGCACCTCTCCGGCCTCTGGCGTACTGCCATGCAGTCATACCGCCTCAACCACAGCCGCGACCTTATCGACCCTACTTGGCAACTTATGCAGGAAGACGCCCGCTTCTACTGCCATGAGCCTGCGTTCATGTACAAACGCGCTCGAAAAACACCTGGCTTAGGCAATGAGAAGAACGTCACCCTGGCGTTTGGCAACCTGATCAGCATCTACGCCCGTCAGGGCTTCCGCACCCATGAAGCCGTTCGTTATCTCCAGCGCTCCGGCATGTGGGAAGATCTCGCCGAATACTACCGCCGTCGAGGCGTCGACTCCGCACAATTCAGGCAGATCGTAGAGCAGAAGCTGATAGAACGACGATTGGTAGGGAAAGCGGCATGA